TATCGCGCCCTCAACAATGAGTTTTGTGATGCGGTGCCTGGTGCCTCCAGGTGACGTTAACCAGTTAACAATTAACGCCGGATACAGAGAATCCACCCATAACACTGTTTTTGGTTTTAACTGTTCCGCGTGCGCTTAGCCGCATTCACCGCATCACAAAATTCACTTTAAAAAGGGAGGCAGAGCAGTCACGGAGTAAAACTGATACCGCCAAACGTCACCAGAAAATTGATAACAGAGGGCGTTGCAGCGGGGTTGTCACTTAAGCGTATGGTCAACCTGACAACCCGGTGTCCTCAACGGGGAAGGAATAACCCCGCCATACTTACCGCCGCGCCATTTCGCGTAGTGCCACAACCGGAAGCGCACGGTCGACGAAAATTTAACGACAGGCTATCTATGAACCAGCTACCTCGCCGTGCGCTTTCGCGTTATGGTCTGACTTTTCATGGAAATATCCTTTCAGTAAACTGTCAGTGCCGGATGCTCACCCGTGTCCGGCGCACGCACTCCACCTCACCCGTGGAGAACTCCTTAATTACCAACCTTAGCTTCGTTGGTTAGCTATTAACGCTGGTATGTAATCATTCTGGCAATGCTTAATGCCGCTGCTTTTTCCAGCCTGGTGATATCCTGCTCCAGAGCGGACAGATTTTCAGCCTGCTTAGCCCTGGCTTCATTGGCCCATTTCAGATCCTGCGCTGCATTAATTTTCTGGCGCATCCACTCATAAAGTTCATCATCGGTATAGTCTGGCGCGATGATGACGGGTTCTCGTTTCTGCATACTGATTCCTCGCGGTGCTGCTTCGCTTATCAGCCGTTAGATTTTGCCGAGCTGGAAAGCGCCTGTTTAAACTCACTGAAGCTGAGAGCTTCTTCGCCTTCGGTAAGGCCTTCGAAGTATTCTTCGTAAGCCTTTTTCATGATTGTGTCGAAATCCATATCACTCACCTGAGTTTCTTTCCAGCCAGCGACGGGCACCATTTTCGGTTTTAAACGTTTTGCTTTTGGTATACGTCATCGCGGTGAATGTGCCGTCCTGGTTGGGAAACACGCCGTACACCAGAGATTCGTTGTTGCCAAGATCGATAGTATCCATGTTGACCTCATTTCCCCTTAACGCCGGGGTAGCGGAACAAAAACCTGCTGCATAGTTATTAAAGTTGAACCCTGCCGTCATGTTCTTACGCCTCGGGCTGGCTACTTAACCCCTGACCACTGCCTGGTAACTCGAAGTATTGCCCTGCATTCTGTGGGGCGGGGTGGGTTGGTATGAAAAGAAGGATACCCATAGGTATTTAAAAAGTAAATACCCATGGGTAAATTTTTGCGGTGTCTTAACTGGTGACTAGTTGTTTGGTGAGCTATGATGCGTTTTGTGCTTTCTTTTTACGGATTTCTTCGTAGATCATATTGTAATACTGTTTTTTCTCTTCAAGAGTTTTTAATAATTTATCCGCTTCACTTTCTGGCAGTTCGTCTAAGAGATCTAAAAAAATACGTTGTCGTGGCGTTAGAACCCTTGTTTCATAACTGGAGGCTGTGTTCGTTGATGATGAAACGATACCATCCATCCATCCCCGGGGTAACCCAAAGGACTCTTCGATAATCTCCACCATATCATCAGCGATCCGTTTTTTTCCCTTTTTCCCCTCTGGGTACAACATTCTTGATACATAAGAAGGCTCGCGCCCGATCTTTCTGGCCACGTTAACCGCTTTACCATCGCATTTCTCATCACGAATTTTGATGAGTTGCTGTCGTCTAAATTCATATTTGTCCATAGGTAAATAATAGATGCGATTACCGCAAGGTAAACAACCTGTGGGTATTGACTTTTGTTTACCTGTGGGTATTCTTTGCTGTGTTTACTAAGGAGTAGCTATGGAAGAATTAAGAATATTTCTCAATTCTCTTTCGTCAGATGAACAGCGTATGTTTGCATGCGAGTGTGGTACCAGCATCGGTTATCTAAGAAAGGCATTGAGTAAAGGTCAAGTGTTAGGGGCATCGTTATGTGTCCTTATTGAGCGAGCCAGTAATGGTGAAGTTACACGTCAGCAACTAAGGCCTTTTGATTGGATGAATATTTGGCCCGAGCTGGAAGATACCAAAACGTTAACACAACAACTTTCTAGGAGCTTGATTCATGAAAATCAAGCATGAACACATCCGCATGGCGATGAATGTCTGGGCGCATCCGGACGGCGAAAAAGTGCCGGCTGCGAAAATTACCAAAGCGTATTTCGAGCTGGGAATGACGTTCCCGGAACTGTATGACGACAGCCATCCGGAAGCCCTGGCCCGTAATACCCAGAAAATTTTCCGTTGGCTGGATAAAGACACCCCTGATGCTGTTGAAAAAATGCAGGCTCTGTTACCGGCGATCGAAAAGGCGATGCCGCCTTTGCTGGTGGCCCGTATGCGCAGCCACAGTTCTGAATATTACCGTGAGATCGTCGAACGGAGGGATCGGCTGGTGAAGGATGTCGATGATTTTGTTGCGTCAGCGGTTGTTTTGTATGACCAGATGAATCGCGGCGGCCCGGCAGGGAATGCTGTGGTGATGCACTAAAAGCACGGTGTTCGGGGGTTTTATGAGCAGCAAGCTTCATGGTCTTGTCTGGGAAGGGTGCGCCTTCACCGGCATGATCTTATCCAGGGTGGCGGTTATGGCCCGTCTTGCAGACTACAGCAATGACGAGGGCGTGTCATGGCCTGCCATTGAAACTATCCGGCGTCAGATCGGTGCAAGAAGTGAATCCACAGTGAAATCGGCTATTGCAGAACTGGCGAAAGAGGGCTGGCTGACGAAGGAAGAGCGTAAGGTCGGTGGGCGTAATGTAAGCAATATCTATCGGCTTAATGTGGAAAAACTCGAAGCAGCTGCGGCGGCGGCGCGTGAGTCATATAAACCGAAAAGAAAAATTAGCCCGGCAAAAAATGACCCGTTAACAGTTGACCCGTCAAATATTGACCCCTCAACGGTTGACCCGTCAAATTTTGATGGATCAACTGTTGATAAAAAACTGCCGATTAGGGGGCCGATGATTGACCCCGATCCGTCAGTATTAAAACCTGATCCGTCAGATAAAAGATCTTCTTGTCCGGACGCTTCGCAACCGGACCCGCAGACGGCTGAACAGGATTTTTTAACCCGACACCCTGACGCGGTTGTGTTCAGTGCGAAAAAACGCCAGTGGGGAAGTCAGGAAGATTTGGTGTGCGCACAGTGGATCTGGGGACGAATCGTGAGTCTTTACGAGCAGGCGGCCAGCTATGATGGCGAGATCACTAGACCGAAAGAACCCAACTGGACAGCATGGGCCAATGACGTTCGCACAATGCGGATGCTGGATGGCAGAACTCACAGACAAATTTGTGAAATGTTTGGGCGTCTCCAGCGGGATTCGTTCTGGGTAAAAAACATCATGAGTCCGGCAAAACTCCGGGAAAAATGGGATGAACTGGTTATCCGCCTGGGGCGTTCGCCTGCGCAGCGTTGCGTGAATCACATTTCTGAACCGGACACTGAAATTCCGCCGGGCTTCAGGGGGTAAGTGTTAATTTCTGGTCATGAGGTAATTTTCAGGAGGGCTTGTGGCAAAAGTTTTTACACAAGAAGAGCGGGAAAAAATTAAAGGGCAGGTTGTTGAACTCGTACGCCAGAGTGGGCGCGAGACGTTACGACAACTGGAAACTAAAACTGGGGCAACAAGATATCTGATGAGCGTTCTCGCAAGAGAGCTGGTTGCCAGCGGCGATGTATACAACTCTGGTTACGGGTTATTCCCGTCTGAACAGGCGCGTAAGGACTGGCAAAATGCCCGTAAAAAGCTCTCAAGGGCAAAGCCGAAGAAACCATCTGCGGTTGATCCGGACCTTATCTGGTCATTACCAGACGGAGAAATACGCCGCTACGACAGGCGCCTGAATATAATCTGTCGCGAGTGCCGGAAGAGCGAAGCTATGCAGCGTGTACTGGCTTTCTATCAGGGTAATTTTCAGGAGGCGGTACTGTGAGTGAAATTAGCTATCAGGCTTCAATTGCCGCTGGCATTCGCATCAAAGGAGAGGAGCATGGAAATAAAACCAGAGGATGAGTTAAGCAATATCGTTTTATTTCCGGTAAAAGAGGATGACCCTCGTAATCAGGTTAATTTTCTTTATGAGCCATCGGAAAGACCATATTGCCATCACGCTTCTGTCCGGGTTGACGAAAAAGAGCGTCAGGTCCGCTGTAAAATCTGCGGTGCAGTTGTGGAGCCATTTGACTGGATGCTCTCTGTGGCGAAAAGAGAAACCAGACTGGCAGATGATGTAAGGCTCTTGCGCCAGGAGGAACGGGAAAGGCGAAAAAATATAGAAAAGCTAATTCAGATTGAGCGTAACGCGAAAGCGCGGATACGCAGGGTGACAAAATCCAGAACTGAATAATTAAATTTAGCACTGTTAAAAATTTAATCCTTAACCGGAGGGATTTCTGCACCCTCAGAACATCAGGAGGCCGCCCGAAAGGGCGGTAGTTAAATGCGAAAGTTTAAAATAATTATTGAAACGGGAATAGCCGGTGGAGATTTCGAGGATGAATTCGAAGTGGATAATGATGCGACGCCTGATGAAATACATGACGAAGCAAAAGATATTGTCTTTAACTACTGCAATTACTCATATCACGAAATAAAAGACGAAGAGGAAGAACAAAATGGCTGATTTTGGTTCAACTAAATACAACGTCAGTTTTGAAGAATGGCATGAACTGTTAATGGACTATGCAGAGTTACGTGGTGGCAGTGCTGCTGATGCTGAAGCATGGCGTGATGATTATGAAGCAGGAAAAACTCCGGTCGAAGCATATTGTGATGAGTGGGGCGATGAATGAGCGAGGTTAATTATCAGGAAGGGCATGAAACGGCGGGGCAAGCAAAAACAGTGGCATGGCGATATCGCTACGTGAAAAAAAAGGCGTTACGGACTTTCAGGGGAAGTAGTGGTCTGGTGACTGGAAATATGTACCGAAAAAAGAGGATTGTAACGACAGGCCGAACTATGAAATTCAGGCCTTATTCACTGCCCCGCCAGTCCCGGTTACATCAGAAGAACTGGTTAAAGCTGTGCACTTTTATGAACAACTAAAACGCGAAAATCCACCAGCATCCGGAAACCTGATTACAGATTCCCAGATAAGGCAATGAGCTACCTGACGCAGAACGGGCTGATAAGTATGGGGAATGTTTTACGATGAATATTTAGACTAAAGAGTTTGTAACGCTATGTAAGTGATTTTTTCTGGTTTAGATATTTATATGTCCGGCCAAATTGAGGTGTGTTTAAATGTAATTGCACATTGATTGTAGGAGGAATAATGAAAAACGCATTGCAGTTTTTGTTTGTTGCGTTCTGGTTGTTCGTATCATGTATGCCCATCATCTTCACAGCAAGGTATATGGAAAAAGTTGATGTTTTGATATTAATATTTGGATATATAAATGCCCTTTTTTTAGGGGTGTTCATGGCGGTCATGTGCATTGAATACTGGCGGTAAATACAGCGAACGCCATTGGTTTAGTTGGATATTTACTGTGCCGGACAAAAACGGTTTGCGGGGAAATCTTAGTTAAGTAGAATGACTGCGGGTGCTTGAGGCTATCTGTCTCAGGCATGAACACCAAAAGGCAGATAGAGAAAAGCCCCAGTTAACATTACGCGTCCTGCAAGACGCTTAACATTAATCTGAGGCCATATCTATGCGACACATAGAGATTAGCCTCTTACGGACCGAAAGGTCAAGGAGAAGCAGGCTATGAAGCAGCAAAAGGCGATGTTAATCGCCCTGATCGTCATCTGTTTAACCGTCATAGTGACGGCACTGGTAACGAGGAAAGACCTCTGCGAGGTACGAATCCGAACCGGCCAGACGGAGGTCGCTGTCTTCACAGCTTACGAACCTGAGGAGTAAGAGACCTGGCGGGGGAGAAATCCCTCGCCACCTCTGATGTGTCAGGCATCCTCAACGCACCCGCACTTAACCCGCTTCGGCGGGTTTTGTTTTTTCCTGGCATTCTGGTTTACAATTCGCACGTCAGCCTGAACACCTGACACCTGCTGCGCCAGCAGAGAAAACAGATGGCGCACAAAACCAAATTTCACAATTCTGATACCGACCTTGCCATCCGGCATGAGCGGCGTTCACACGCATTTAAAACCGACTGGTACCAACACCCACCATGTACTGAAGAACAGGCCGAATGGCTGATTCATTCTTACCGCAGGCGCGGGTTCGAGGTTAAGAAAGCTCTCAGTCTCGACTATCGGCACTGGATAATCTCTGTCAGGCTGCCTTATTCCGAACGCCCACCACGTCCGTCCCGCACTTTCCAGCAACGGATCTGGAGGTAACGTGCGGGTATTACTTAGACCTGTTCTGGTGCCTGAGCTTGGGCTGGTGGTCCTTAAGCCGGGCCGTGAATCCATACAGATATTTCATAATCCTCGAGTGCTGGTGGAGCCGGAACCGAAAAGCATGTGCGGCCTGCCATCCGGAGTCGTCCCTGCCGTTCGCCAGCCGCTGGCGGAGGATAAATCATTACTGCCATTTTTCAGCAATGAGCGTGTGATTCGTGCTGCTGGCGGCGCTGGTGCACTGTCTGACTGGCTGTTGCGCCATATTAAATCCTGCCAGTGGCCACACGGTGATTATCACCACAGTGAAACCGTCATTCACCGTTATGGTACCGGCGCAATGGTGTTGTGCTGGCACTGCGACAACCAGTTGTGTGACCAGACCTCAGAATCACTTGAGCAACTTGCTCACCAAAACTTGTCAGCATGGATGATTGACGTCATCCGTCACGCAATCAGCGGTACGCAGGAGAGGGAGTTATCGCTGGCCGAATTATCCTGGTGGGCGGTCTGCAATCAGGTGGCTGATGTGCTTCCGGAGTCTGTATTGTGTCGTTCACTGGGATTACCGGTGGAAAAAATCCGCTCCGTATACCGTGAGAGTGACATCGTACCGGGAGAACAGACTGCCACCAGCATACTGAAGCAGCGCACAAAAAATATTGCGCTGCCACTTCACGTCCACCAGCAACAGCCCCCACTCCAGGAAAAGACGTTAGTAAGCATCGCCGTTGATCCGGAGTCTCCGGCTCAGTATCTCCAGCGCCAGAAACCACAACGGGAAGAGATGCCTGTATACACGCGCTGGGTAAAAACGCAGAAATGCATGACGTGCGGTAATCAGGCAGATGATCCGCATCACATCATTGGTCATGGCCTGGGAGGTATGGGAACAAAGGCTGATGATTTGTTTGTTATTCCGCTGTGCCGTAAATGTCATAACGAACTGCACGCCGGGGTAAAAGATTTTGAAGAAAAACACGGCAGCCAGCTGTTGTTGCTGATTCGTTTTTTAATGCACGCGAGAAATTCGGGTGTCCTGAAGTGGAAAGCATGAATGACTGAACGCATAGAATTTGTTTTGCCTTACCCGCCGACGGTGAATACCTACTGGCGACGTCATGGCAATACGTATTTCATCTCGGAGGCCGGAAAGCGTTATCGCCGTGATGTGGCGCTAATTGTTCGCCAGCAGCGGCTGAAATTAAACCTGTCCGGAAGGCTGGCGATAAAGGTGATTGCAGAGCCACCGGATAAGCGTCGTCGCGACCTGGACAATATCCTGAAAGCACCGCTGGATGCGCTGACGCATGCGGGAGTGTTAATGGACGATGAGCAGTTTGATGAAATCAATATCGTTCGTGGTCAGCCAGTATCTGGTGGACGTCTGGGGGTGAAGATTTACCCCATAATGCATTAAGAGCAGGTCAAAAAATGAAACTGGAAGATTTACCGAAATACTACTCCCCAAAATCCCCTGGCCTGACCGATGCATCGGCCTCAACGTCAAAAGATGCGCTGAGTATCACTGATGTGATGGCCGCGCAGGGCATGACACAGAATCGGGCTGAGATGGGTTTTTCTGCGTTCCTGGGGAAAATGGGCATCAGTATGAATGACAGGGCGCGGGCAACAGAATTACTGGCAGATTATGCACTCAGTCGGTGCGATCGTGTGGCGGCGTTGAGAAAACTTCCGGCAGAAATAAAACCGGTAGTGATGCGCATTATGGCTTCGTACGCTTTTGAGGATTATGCCCGCAGCGTAGCGAGTAAAAAGCAGTGCCCTTGTTGCTATGGGGAAAAATTTATTGAAAGCGTAGTTTTTACAAACAAGGTCCAGTATCCGGATGGTAAGCCGCCGGTATGGGCAAAGTGTACGAAAGGTGTGTATTCGTCTTACTGGGAAGAATGGAAAAAAGTCAAGGAAGTGGTAAAAGTTGCCTGTCCGGAGTGTGGCGGAAAGGGTGAGGTTTCCACCGCCTGTAAGGATTGCCGTGGGCGTGGTGTCGCCATTCATCGTGAAGAGTCGGTAAAACGTGGTATGCCTGTTATCAGAGACTGCCAGCGTTGTGGTGGTCGTGGCTATGAAAGACTACCATCAACGGAGGCATTTAATGCTATATGCGAGGTGACAAACCAGATAACACGCGCGTCATGGGAAAAAACAGTTAAGAAATTCTATGATGCGCTGGTGACCCGGTTTGATATTGAAGAAGCATGGGCTGAGCGGCAGTTAAAAAAGGTAACTAGGTAACAAGGTTGATTTTTCCGGAATCTGTGGTAAATTCGTCATAACAATGGGCTTTTTATGCCTGACGTTAGAAGAGTTTCTACAACCCGCCGCCGAGCGGGTTTTTTATTGCGGAATTAATTACGGACCGTTATTATTCTGCTCCCGGCCCTTTAGCTCAGTGGTGAGAGCGAGCGACTCATAATCGCCAGGTCGCTGGTTCAAATCCAGCAAGGGCCACCATCACAAACCGCCATTAGCTTATCAGGAAGAGCAGACGACACGATAACAGGGTTGTTGGTGCGGGGGCGGGTCCCCGATGGCGGTCCATTATCGGTATTCAGCGTTGTTAGCTCAGCCGGACAGAGCAATTGCCTTCTAAGCAATCGGTCACTGGTTCGAATCCAGTACAGCGCGCTATATTCATTCTTCCAGATTCCTTCCGGCAGAGCCTTATACTGAAATATACCTGGCTCAGGATATTGTTGAAAATATTTTATGTTTGTCAAAAATAAAAGTTCTGTTAAGTATTGATTGAGTGTTTGTTATACGGTCTAATGGTTTTTTCAGCATTAAATATTTATCATTCATATGGTGTGGGTAGAGTGAATATTGATGAGGCGTCGGGGTGTTTCATCCTTAGGCAGCGTATTGATATAGTCAATGCAGGACGAGCAAAGGCCTTCAGCCGTTTGACAGTTTTGTTCTGTACTCCTGATCGTCTTTCGGGAAGAGACGTTATTATTCTGAATAGTGATGCTATACAGAGGGTTTGCGATGAGTTCATGGTTGCTAATTCAGAATTATTTGCTCTTGTTCAGGAGTACAACAGAATAGCCAGTACCTGTGGTATGGATGAACTTCGGATTACTCATCTGGGGTAGATACATATCTGGATTATCACTTGTTACGGTAAAAAGTGATTGCTTACTGTTTTTGTGAGTGGCATTGCAGCAGCCGGATAATGTCAGTGCTGGCTGACGGTGTGCTGGTGGCGGGTGTGGTGGTTGTTGCTTTCCCGTTGCTGAAAAAGAAAACGCCAGACTGTTAGCCGGGTATCAGTTAGCGGGAGAAATTTTTAAATACTTCACAATTCAGGCGGTTGACTGTTGTCTGGTTTGCGGGGAGTTTGTTAAAAGAAACTGGCATGGTGAATCCCCCTGTGCGGAGGGGCAATCAGCGAGTAGGTATATGGGATAATCGCGGATTCAGGTGCTGGTACTGAATTCACCGGGAGGCACCCGGCACCATGCAATGGCACATAGCGCCACTCTCCAGCCCCTCTCCGGAGGGGCTGTTTATATTGATTTTGTCAGATGTGAGTAAACTCCTTATGGACTTTGTTGTTTTAGTCCATAAGGACATATTTGCAGAGTGCAACGGTTATTAAAGCATTCATTCATTACGTTATCTGTATTTGTAGGGCATTCCTGGCTGTTTTTGATTAAATTCCAGAATGTTTTATTGAATGGTACTACGTTGTAAATGGTTACAGGTAGCACTTTGTTATTGAGCATGATGCCTGTGTGAGTCAGTGTAAATATACTTTCAGGAGGTAAGAAAGCATCCGATTGATACCAGATTATTAATTTTATTTTACTCCATATGACTGAAAAAGATATTCCGCATGATGGCTGGATAACTGTATCAATCACAATCCACTTCATTTACTTTCCTTGTTTATGCCTTGCTGGTGATGTTCTGAAAAGTATAAATGATATTTTTGAATTAAACCATAGAGCAGAATTATTTTTCTGATGTTGTTTATTGTTTATTTAAATACAGGGTGGTTTATATCTCGTCTTGTAGTTTATCCATGCATATCTGCTTGATAATCAGGTTTTTATTTAAGGTATGGTTTTGTGTTTTTTCTGTATTACATGTCAGGTATTTTAAAGAATTATTTTTCAGATGGTGGAAAGAACCATGGCATTTAAACACTATGATGTTGTCAGGGCGGCGCCGCCGTCAGATCTTGCGGAAAAGCTGACACATAAACTGAAAGAGGGCTGGCAGCCGTTTGGTAGTCCGGTGGCCATAACCCCTTATACCCTGATGCAGGCGATTGCAGCAGAAGGTGATGTGGTGGTCAGTGGTGCAACTGAGCCGGAGTGATACTACGTCATCGTACTGGCCCGGCATTCTAGGCCATAAAGGACAGTCTGGCAGTGGGACTAAATGCACTGACGCTGACGGATATTACCAAAAATGCAACGTATGGCGTTGAGATAGAAAGTCTGGTGCTGGAGATAAATGTACCGGCATCATCATAAAAAGTGAGCCAGTCAAATGGAAGGTATCGTTAAACTCACCGGTAGTGTCAGTGGATCGTCTGAGACGCTTGCATGAGTTATCAGAGCCATCAGTAGTTAACTGGTGGCTTTTTTATTGTTGTCAGCTTCCGGATAACGGGAGACGGGGTATGGACCAGATGGAAAAAATCACAACAGGTGTGTCATACACCACGTCAGCGGTGGGAACGGGCTACTGGTTCCTGCAGTTGCTGGACAGGGTTTCCCCGTCTCAGTGGGCGGCAATAGGCGTGCTGGGGAGTCTGCTGTTTGGGCTGCTGACATATCTGACTAACCTGTATTTCAAAATCAGAGAGGACCGTCGTAAGGCGGCACGGGGAGAGTAATTCAATGACTCAAAACTATGAACTGATTGTGAAAGGGATCCGCAATTTTGAGAATAAAGTTACGGTAACTTTAGCGTTACGGGACAAAAAACGCTTTGACGGTGAAATTTTTGACCTGGACATCTCGCTGGACCGTGTTGAAGGTGCCGCGCTGGAGTTTTATGAGGCAGCAGCCAGAAGGAGCATCAGACAGGTCTTCCTGGATGTTGCTGCCGCGTTATGTGAAGGGGATGAGCAGTCGCCGGAAAAGCGCCCCGTAATTTTAGAGGCGCAGAATGTATGGATAACCTACAAAGGAAAGCTACCGGGAAGAATTACTGGTTCTCTGAAGACTCCTCCGGAATCACAACCTTAAGTCACTGACCGGAACAGATAAACCTGTCCGTGGGCAGAAACCGATAAATCCTGATAAATATCCATGAACGCAAAAATCAGATACGGCCTGTCGGCTGCCGTTCTGGCACTGATTGCCGTCGGTGCGCCCGCGCCTGATATTCTCGACCAGTTTCTGGATGAAAAAGAAGGTAACCACACAACGGCATACCGCGATGGGTCCGGCATCTGGACCATCTGTCGGGGGGCCACGATGGTGGATGGAAAACCCGTTTTTCCCGGTATGAAACTGTCGAAGGAAAAATGCGACCAGGTCAACGCCATTGAGCGTGATAAGGCGCTGGCATGGGTGGAGCGCAATATTAAAGTACCACTGACCGAACCACAAAAAGCGGGTATAGCGTCATTCTGTCCCTATAACATTGGCCCCGGTAAGTGTTTCCCGTCGACGTTTTATAAGCGGCTGAATGCCGGTGATCGTAAGGGCGCATGCGAGGCGATTCGCTGGTGGATAAAAGATGGTGGGCGCGATTGCCGCATACGTTCAAATAACTGCTATGGACAGGTTATTCGTCGTGACCAGGAAAGCGCATTAGCCTGTTGGGGGATAGAGCAGTGAGCAGAGTCGCCGCGATTATTTATGCTTTGGTTATCTGCATCATCGTCTGCCTGTCGTGGGCGGTCAATCATTACCGTGATAACGCCATCGCCTACAAAGAACAGCGTGATAAAAAAGTCAGTGAGCTGAAGCAGTCGATCGCCACCATCGCTGACATGCAGCAGCGTCAGCGTGATGTTGCTGCACTCGATGCAAAGTACTCGAGAGAATTAGCCAATGCGAAAGCTGAAAATGAAACTCTGCGCGCTGATGTTGCCGCTGGTCGTCGTCGGTTGCACATCAAAGCAGTCTGTCAGTCAGTGCGTGAAGCCACCACCGCCTCCGGCGTGGATAATGCAACCAGCCCCCGACTGGCAGACACCGCTGAACGGGATTATTTCACCCTCAGAGAGAGGCTGATCACTATGCAAAAACAACTGGAAGGAACCCAGAAGTATATTAATGAGCAGTGCAGATAGAGCTGCCCATATCGATGGGCAACTCATGCAATTATTGTGAGCAATACACACGCGCTTCCAGTGGAGTATAAATGCCTAAAGTAATAAAACCGAGAAATCCATTTACGAATGTTTGCTGGGTTTCTGTTTTAACAACATTTTCTGCGCCGCCACAAATTTTGGCTGCATCAACAGTTTTCTCCTGTCCAATTCCCGAAACGAAGAAATGATGGGTGATGGTTTCCTTTGGTGTTACTGCTGTCGGTTTGTTTCCAACAGTAAACGTCTGTTGAGCACATCCTGTAATAAGCATTGCCAGAGCGGCAGAAAACAACATTTTTTTCATCTTATTATCCTGCATTGTTAAAAACGGCAGAATCCTATGTGACAACAATTAAACGATAGTTAAATGGATTGATGAAAATTAAAACTATATAGGTGGATGCTCAGCCTATCGGAGGTAGTCAGGATTTGAATGTCAGTCTGTTGTCGGCATTCTGGCAATGCAATTTGGATAAAGCGGGGATTAAAAAGATAGAGGCGAGCCGGTCAGGTAGAAATGAATCAGGCTCAAAGTGAAGCGGAAAAGGTCTGTGGCACAAGCTGATGCAGCCATAATTACAGCCTGATGATTTGTGGAATGAAACATGTTGAACCTCCTTAATTGATGTTATTCGAGTGATGAAGGCATTCTGTCCTTCTATAGTGTCCAGTAAATCAAACAGGAAACTTGTCCAACGTGTTGGACAAGCCTCTCCATTAGTGAGTTGTATTGATCACAACTCTACAAAGAATTCATTACTGGGTAGATGAAAATAGTTTCACTATGAATGGAGGAGGCTATGTCGGTGGCTTCTTCATTGGAGTACATATGCCCCCACGAATCCCACGCGCCTGCCGTAAGCGTGGATGTGCAGGTACAACCACAGACAGTTCTGGTTACTGCGATAAACATCGTGGCGAAGGATGGGTACAGCATCAACGCGGACTGAGCCGCCACCAGCGTGGCTATGGCTCGAAATGGGATGCCATACGTGCGCGCATACTGAAGCGTGATAATCATCTGTGTCAGAACTGCCTGCGCAATGGGAGAGCCGTTGAAGCCAGAACTGTGGACCACATCATTCCGAAAGCTCATGGTGGCACGGATGCAGACAGTAACCTGCAGAGTCTGTGCTGGCCCTGTCATAAAGCAAAAACAGCGCGCGAACGCATCAATTGATAACAGTTCCCATCTGTAGGGGAGGGGCAGGCCAAATCTCTGCAACCCTGGCTGCTCAGTACCGCCGCCTGACCTTTCCTCGCATCGCCGCAGGTTCGAAAACTTTTTTTTGGAATGTGATTAAATGATTGATAGGTAAAACCGATTATGTCTGGACCCCCGAAAACCCCGCCACGCCTGCATTTGATACGAGGCAACCCCTCAAAGCGGCCAGTTAAAGACCTCAAAAAAACCGCTAAAAAGGATGAAAAAGGTCTCCCTAAAATTCCGCAACATTTAGGGGCGCAGGGGAAGTACTGGTTCAGGCGAATGGCGGAAGAGCTGAATGCGGAAGGGATCATTTCTCAGCTTGATGCGCGTGCGCTTGAGCTACTGGTGGAAGCCTATACCGAATACCGGCATCACTGCGAAACACTCGATGTTGAGGGGTACACCTACCGCTCGAAAACGCAGAACGGTGATGTGCTGATTAAGGCACACCCGGCTGCTGCGATGAAAGCGGATGCCTGGAAGCGGATCCGGGCGATGCTTGCAGAATTTGGTATGTCACCGGCAAGCCGGGCAAAAGTAAATACCGCCGGACCGGATAATGTTGATCCGCTGGCAGAGCTTTTAAAAGCGAGAGACTGATGGCAAAAGTGGCTGACGGGATCCGCTACGCCGAACGTGTTGTTGCAGGAGAAATTGTTGCTGGCGAATTTGTCCGCCTGGCCTGCCAGCGTTTTCTTGATGATCTGAAGTACGGCGAAAAGCGGGGGATTTATTTCAGTGAACCCCGTGCGCAGCACATCCTGAATTTCTACAAATTTGTGCCTCATGTAAAAGGGGCACTGGCAGGCCAGCCCATTGAGTTGATGGACTGGCATGTATTTATCCTCATTAATATTTTTGGTTTTGTCATTCCGCTGGTCAATGAAGAAACCGGGGAAGTTGTCATGCGCAGCGATGGCAGCGGACGTCCGGTGATGGTGCGCCGGTTCCGGACGGCGTACAACGAAGTCGCCCGTAAAAACGCAAAATCAACCCTGTCATCGGGTATCGGCCTGTATATGACGGGGGCAGATAGTGAAGGCGGAGCTGAGGTGTATTCAGCCGCAACCACGCGTGACCAGGCCAGAATCGTGTTTGAAGACGCCAAAAATATGGTCAGAAAAGCCCGGTCGACACTCGGGCGGTTGTTTGATTTCAACAAGCTGGCGATTTACCAGGAGCAGAGCGCATCAAAATTTGAACCGCTTTCCTCGGATGCAAACAACCTGGACGGTCTGAACATCCACTGCGCCATTATTGATGAGCTGCATGCACATAAAACCCGCGACGTGTGGGACGTTCTGGAAACGGCAACCGGTGCCCGTCTGCAGTCCCTGTTATTTGGTATCACCACGGCTGGCTTTAACAAGGAAGGGATTTGTTACGAGCAGCGTGATTACGCCATCAAGGTATTGCGAGGCTATAACAGCGACGTGGAGGGCGCTGTAAAAGACGACTCTTACTTTGCGATCATTTACACGCTTGATGAGGGAGATGATCCGTTTGATGAAACGGTCTGGCAGAAAGCGAATCCTGGCCTGGGCATCTGTAAACGCTGGGATGATCTGCGTCGTCTGGCGAAAAAAGCGAAGGAGCAGGTCTCTGCGCGGGTGAATTTTTTTACCAAACACATGAATGTGTGGGTCACTGCCGAATCTGCCTGGATGGATATGATTAAGTGGGAGAAGTGCGAATACATTGCTCCACAACATGAGCTGAAAACATATCCCATGTGGGTCGGCGTCGACCTTGCTCATAAGATTGATATCTGTGCGGCGGCAAAACTCTGGCGAACCGATAACGGACATGTTCATGCTGATTTTAAATTCTGGCTTCCGGAAGGACGGCTGGAACGATGCTCGCGGCAGCAGGCAGAACTTTACCGGAAGTGGGCGGAGATGGATAAGCTCATCCTGACGGATGGTGATGTTATCGATCATGCTCAGATAAAAAGTGACTTACTGGAATGGATTGGCGGTGAAAACCTCAGGGAACTGGGATTTGACCCGTGGAGCGCAATGCAGTTCAGTCTGGCACTGGCTGAAGAAGGGATACCGCTGGTGGAGGTTCCGCAGACGGTCCGCAATCTGTCAGAGGCCATGAAGGAAACGGAATCACTGGTTTATGCCGGGCGTTTCCATCACAGCAATCATCCGGTCATGAACTGGATGATGTCTAACGTTACTGTAAAACCGGACAAAAACGACAACATCTTCCCGAATAAATCCACGCCGGAAGCCAAAATCGACGGCCCTGTTGCGCTTTTTACAGCCATGAGCCGCTTTCTGGTAAATGGCGGGGGCGTGAATGACTTTCTGTCCACGCTTGATCCTGATGAGGACCTGTTAATTCTGTGAAACAGCTTATTACTGATATGACCGGGCTGATCGGTTTCGGTCTGCTCACTGCTGGCGTTTATCTGTATGCAGGTCTGCCAGCGTCTCTGATGCTGTCTGGCTGTTTGTTGCTGCTTTATGCACTGGTGGTGTCCATGAGGAGAAAACATGCTTCTTGATGCTCTGTTTCGCAGTGAGCCTCTGGAAAATCCCTCGGTTCCGGTAACCGGAGAGGCCGCAGAGACGGATAATATTTTTGCCCGGGATGTGTATGTCAGTCCGGAAACGTCCATGAGGCTGGCTGCTGTCTATGCCTGTATTTATGTTATTTCATCCAGTGTGGCTCAGATGCCCCTGCATGTGATGCGAAAAACGAATGAGCATGTTCAGCCGGCACGCGATCACCCGTTGTTCTGGCTCGTTCATGATGAACCGAATGCCTGGCAGACCAGCTATAAGTGGCGGGAACTGAAGCAGCGTCATGTGCTGGGGTGGGGCAATGGTTATACGTGGGTGAAACGTAATCGTCGTGGCGAGGTTACCAGTCTTGAATGCTGTATGCCATGGGAAACCACGTTACTTAACACCGGAGGGCGTCATACCTACGGTGTGTATAACGAAGAGGGTGCATTTGCGGTAAGTCCGGACGACATGATCCATATCAGGGCGCTGGGAAACAATCAGAAAATGGGACTGAGTCCGATCATGCAGCATGCTGAAACCATTGGTATGGGAATGAGTGGTCAGCAGTATACCAGTGCTTTTTTTAACGGTAATGCCCGTCCTGCCGGGATTATTTCTGTGAAAAATGAACTGAACGAACAGAGTTGGAGCAGGCTCAAGAATATGTGGCAGCGGGCGGTGACAGCGCTTCGCAGCCAGGAAAATAAAACCATGTTGCTGCCTGCGCAACTGGATTACCGCGCTCTGACAGTTTCTCCGGTGGATGCTCAGATCATTGATATGACCAAGCTGAACCGGTCGATGATTGCCGGGATTTTTAATGTCCCGGCGCACATGATTAATGACCTGGAAAAAGCCACATTTTCGAATATTACGCAGCAGGCGATTCAGTTTGTTCGCTACACGATGATGCCCTGGGTTGCGAACTGGGAGCAGGAGCTTAACCGTCGCCTGTTTACCCGTACAGAACGGGCTGCCGGGTATTACGTTCGTTTCAACCTCACGGGGTTGCTCCGTGGGACCCCACAGGAGCGTGCGCAGTTCTATCACTTTGCCATTACAGATGGCTGGATGAGTCGGAATGAAGCCAGGGCATTTGAGGATATGAACCCGGTTGACGGTCTGGATGAAATGCTGGTCAGCGTAAATGCAGCAAATCCGTTGAATAACTTTAAAGATACGAAAGGCAAAGAGGAAAAGAACGATGAATGACCGTGAAACGCGCTGTTACAGCGGGGAGGTGCGGGCGGAACAATATGATAATGCCCCGACCCACATTCTGGGCTATGGCTCGGTATTTAACAGTCGTTCAGAACCTCTGTGGGGATTTCGTGAAATCATCAAGCCGGGGGCTTTTGATGATGTACTGAATGATGATGTACGTGGCTTGTTTAATCATGATCCTAATTTCATTCTCGGACGAAGTTCTGCCGGCACGTTGTCATTGTCGGTGGATGAACGCGGTTTACGTTATGACATTGTTGCACCGGATACTCCGACTATTTGTGACCTGGTGCTATCTCCAATGTTGCGTGGTGACATTAATCAGTCCTCGTTCGCGTTTCGTGTCGCCCGTGACGGAGAGAGCTGGTATGAAGACGACGAGGGGATTGTTATCCGGGAAATCACGCGCATTTCTCGTCTGTATGACGTCAGCCCGGTGACATATCCGGCCTATCAGGACGCAGACTCTGGTGTCCGCTCAATGAAAGCCTGGCAGGAAGCGCGGGCGAGTGGTGCGCTGAAGAAAGCTGTTAACGAACGAATGGCGCGTGAGCGTCTTTTGACCCTTCTTAATGCATAAGGATACTACTGACGATGAAACTTCATGAGATGAAGCAAAAACGAAACACCATTGCAAAGGATATGCGTGCACTGCATGAAAAAATTGGTGATAACGCATGGACTGATGAGCAACGGGCAGAGTGGAACAGGGCGAAAGCTGAGCTGGATGCGCTGGATGAGCAAATCGCCCGTGAAGAAGAGTTGCGCCGTCAGGATCAGGCATATGTGGATGAGTCCGGGCCGGAAGAGCGCCAGAATAATGAGGCGGAGAACGGGAAAAAGGCGGTGGAAGAGAAGCGCGCTGCGGCATTTAACCGTTTTCTGCGTGCCGGATTTGCAGAACTGAATGCTGAAGAGCGTAATCTGATGCGTGAACTGCGGGCTCAGAGTGTAACAACGGATTCTCAGGGCGGATATACGGTGCCCACGCAGATGCGTAACAAAATCATTGACACCATGAAGGCTTATGGCGGGATTGCCAGTGTGGCGCAACTTCTGACCACATCAACCGGGCAGGATATCACCTGGTCAACGTCTGATGGCACGACTGAAGAGGGCGAACTGCTGGCGGAAAATACAGCCGCAACGGAACAGGATGTGACGTTCGGGACCGCTATTCTGGGGGCTAAAAAGCTGTCATCAAAAATAATTCGTGTGTCCAATGAGCTGCTCCAGGACAGTGGGGTGGATATTGAATCTTATCTGGCAAACCGTATTGCCCAGCGTATTGGTCGTGGAGAGGCAAAATATCTGGTTCAGGGGACCGGAACGGGATCACCGTTACAGCCAAAAGGGCTGGCAGCGTCGGTGACGGGAACCATCCAGACTGTAGCCTCTGCCGCTTTCACCTGGAAAGAAATGAATGCCCTGAAACATGCCATTGATCCGGCATATCGTGGTGGGCCGAAATACCGCTGGGCATTCAATGATGCCACATTGCAGACTATTGAAGAGATGGAGGATGGACAGAAACGCCCGTTATGGCTGCCGGATATTGCAGGCGGTACGCCGGCTACTGTGCTGGGGATCCCTTATGTTATTGATCAGGCTATTGACGGGATTGGTACCGGAAAAAAATTCATTTTCCTGGGGGATTTCAACCGCTTTATCATTCGCCGCGTTACTTATATGGAACTGAAACGTCTGGTTGAGCGTTATGCTGAGTTTGATCAGGTGGCATTTCTGGCTTTCCATCGTTTTGACTGTGTGCTGGAAGATGTGGCAGCCATCAAGGCGCTCACTGGCAAATAACCACTCGTTGTTCAGTTACAGACCGCGCCGACGCGGTTTTTTTATGCCCGCACAGTGTTGCGGGCAGGAGTTTCTGATGGCAGCAATAGTGGAAAAACTCAGGGCGCAGTGCCGTATTGATACAGATGATGCAACTGATGATGAGTTACTGATGCTGTATTTCCGGGCTGCCTGCCGCAAGGCAGAAAATTTTATCAACCGTAAGCTTTATGAGGAGACGGTGCCGGAAGGTGATCCTGAAGGGGTGCTTATAGCTGATGATGTTTTGCTGGCGCTCATGTTGCTGGTCGGGCACTGGTACGAAAACCGGGAAAATTCCTCAGATGTCAGCAAGGCACCAGTCCCGTTTGGTTTTTCTTCTCTGCTGGAGCCTTATCGTTTTATTCCTTTGTAGGAGGAGACATGCAGGCGGGCAGATTACGTGATCGCGTAATTATTCTGAATGTCACCACCGCCCGCTCTCCGTCAGGGCATCCGGTGGAGACGGTGACGGAGGGAGCTACCGTATGGGCAGAAGTTAAGGGTATCAGCGGGAGGGAGATAATCTCAGGCGGAGCAGAAACCGCTCAGGCTACGGTCAGAGTCTGGATGAGATTCCGGCGCGATGTGACAGCGACTTCACGTCTGAAAGTGCTGACCGGTGCATTTAAAGGGGCCATTCTGGGTATAGAAGGTCCACCAATACCGGATGCACGCGCTACCCGGCTTGAAATACTCTGCAGCCTGAAGGGGAATGTGTGATGGATTTCAGTCTTGATTTTTCCGGCCTGGCGGATATTGCACGGGATTTGGAGACGCTCAGCAGGGCAGAAAACAATAAGGTTCTGCGCGATGCCACCCGTGCCGGTGCTGAAGTTATGCGGGATGCAGTTGTTGAACGTGCGCCGGAGCGAACCGGGAAACTGAAGAAAAATGTGGTTGTTCTCACTCAGCGTTCAAAGCGTCGGGGGGAAATTATCTCGGGTGTCCACATTCGCGGACGGAACCTGCGAACCGGAAACAGTGATAACAGCATGAAAGCCAGCGATCCCCGAAATGCATTTTACTGGCGCTTTGTGGAGCTGGGAACGATAAACATGCCCGCGCATCCATTCATTCGCCCGGCTTTCGATACGACAGAGGAACTGGCAGCACGGATTGCCATACAGCGAATGAATCAGGCTATTGATGAGGTCTTAAGTAAATGAGAGAGGCCACACTGTATTCCCTGTTGTCTCAGCTGGCCGGAGGACAGGTTTATCCTTATGTGGTCCCACTGACGGAGGGAAAGCCTGCGGTATCTCCGCCGTGGCTGGTGTTTTCTGTGGTGTCTGACACGGCATCTGATGTGCTTGATGGGCAGGCTGAATCCAGAATTACCGTGCAGATCGATGTCTGGGCGACAGTACCTGATGACGCAGATAATATTCGTGAGCAGGCGCTTGATGCGGTAAGAAAACTGGCACCCTCCGTTATTTCTAAAACGCAGGGTTATGATCCTGACTCCCGTCTGAGCAGAGCCACGCTTGAATTTCAGGTAATAGCCTGAGGTCATTAATGATTTTACCCACCCGCCGCTGGCGGGTTTTTTTATTTTCAGGAGACGAGTATGTCCTCTAATTTTGAGCGTTCGCAACTGACGAAAATTATGATTTCGTCTGCACCGGTAACAGCAGAAACCCTGGATTCTGCCAGCTATCTTGGCCTGAGCTGTACAATCAAAGAGGTGCAGTTTACCGCAGGACAAAAGCAGGATATTGATGTCACCACGCTGTGTTCTGTTGAGCAGGAAAATATTAACGGTCTTGGTGCCGCGTCAGAGATTTCCATGTCAGGCAACTTTTATCTGAATGCTGCCCAGAACGCGTTGCGCAGTGCCTATGACAATGACACCACGTATGGCTTTAAAGTTATTTTTCCGTCAGGCAACGGATTTACCTTTATGGCAGAGGTGCGTCAGCATACCTGGTCTGCAGGAACCAATGGTGTTGTGGCTGCAACGTTTTCCTTGCGCCTGAAAGGTAAACCTGTGCTGACGACAGAGCCGCTGAAAGTGAAGGCCGATTTAAAAAGCACGCTGCGGGTTGCTTCCGGAGCGAAACTTGAAATGGCGGTTGAGGCTGCGGGTGGTGTGCCGCCTTATTCTTATGTCTGGAAGAAAGGTGGTTCTCCTGTTTCCGGACAGACGGCGGCAACGTTCAGTAAGGCATCGGCAGTATCCGGTGATGCGGGTGCATATACCTGCGAGATTTCTGATTCAGCAAGCCCGGTTAACAAAGTGACCTCCACTTCCTGCACTGTAACCGTCAGTTAATGAGGATGGATGTGATGACTAAAAATATCCGTAATCTGGCACTGGCAACGATGTCGGGGTTTCGCCATAAAACCGTTGATGTGCCTGAATGGGAGGGAGCAACGGTTGTGTTACGGGAACCTTCTGCAGAAGCCTGGTTGCGCTGGCAGGAGATCGTTAAAGCAAAAGATGATGAGACACCGTTATCCGTTGCGGAGCGCGCCCGCCGAAATCTGGAGGCAGATGTTGAACTGTTCATTGATGTTCTGTGTGATACCGGACTGCAACCCGTATTTTCAGAGGATGATCGTGAACAGGTGATTGCCGTGTATGGCCCGGTGCATGCGCGGCTTCTTCGGCAGTCTCTGGAACTGATCAGTGATGCCGGCGAGGTTAAAAAAAAGTAGCGCTTCCGGGGATGCGTTTTCTGATGATGCTGGCGCTCAGGATGGGGCGCACATTGTCAGAGTTACGCCGGGAAATGTCCGCATCAGAAATCATGATGTGGGCAGAATTTGACAGGTTCAGCCCGCTGGGGGACGAACGGGCTGATATCCGGGCTGCCCAGATTGTTTCAGCTGTTTACGGTGCGCAGGGGGTCAAAGTGCCACTGAATGATGCGCTTCTTCAGTGGGAGAAGGAGCAGACAGAAGGCGTATCAGATCCATTTGCCGGACTGGAAAACGCGCTTTTAATAGTGTCTCAGTGAGTCAACATAACCGCTTCGGCGGTTTTTTTTCGTCCGGAGAATGAGTGTGGCGACATTACGTGAACTGATTATTAAAATCTCGGCAAATTCCCGGTCATTCCAGTCAGAGATCTCCCGGGCTTCGCGTATGGGGCAGGATTACTACCGTACCATGCAGAACGGAGGCCGGCAGTCCGCTGCTGCATCCCGTGAAATGCGGCGTGCACTGGCAGAAGTGACGGATCAGATAAATACAGCTAAATCTTCGGCACTGAATATGGCGGGGGCATTTGCCGGGGCTTTTGCTACCGGTCATCTTATTTCTTTCGCCGATGAGTGGAATTCAGTAAATGCCCGTCTGAAGCAGGCCTCACAGTCCAGTGATGATTTTCAGGCATCACAGCGTGAATTAATGGCGATCAGCCAGAGAACGGGGACGGCGTTTTCTGATAACGCCAGCCTTTTTGCCCGTTCTGCAGCTTCCATGCGGGAGTATGGTTACAGTTCTGAGGAGGTACTGAAAGTCACCGAGGCGATCTCCACGGGCCTGAAATTATCCGGTGCCAGTACAGCAGAAGCCAGTTCGGTGATCACGCAGTTCAGTCAGGCACTGGCGCAGGGAGTGCTGCGCGGTGAAGAGTTTAACTCGGTGAATGAGAACGGCGATCGTGTTATTCGTGCGCTGGCTGCGGGAGTGGGGGTTGCCCGTAAGGATCTGAAGGCCATGGCGGATAACGGAAAGTTGACCGCCGATAAGGTTGTTCCTGCACTGATTAGTCAGCTTGGGGCATTACGTGATGAATATGCGGCAATGCCTGATACGGTTTCATCCTCTGCAACCAAAGTTGAAAACGCCTTTATGGCCTGGGTTGGTGGTGCGAACGAGGCAAGCGGAGTGACGAAGACGCTCTCCGGTGTGCTGAATGGTATTGCAGGCAATATTGACACTGTGGCAACCGCTGCCGGTGCTCTGGTTGCCGTCGGGGTAGCCCGATATTTTGGCAATATGGCGTCTTCTGCTGGATCTGCAACTGCCGGATTAATTACTGCAGCCAGAAACGAAGTGGCTCTTGCGGAAGCGCAGCTCCGGGGGACACAGATAGCAACAGCCAGGGCGCGTGCGGCGGTTTATCGTGCGCAACAGGCGGTTGTTGCTGCTCGCGGTACCGAAAGGCAGGCAGCCGCAGAAGCGAAACTGGCTGCTGCCCAGGCATCACTTACCCGTAATATTGCGGCCAGAACAGCAGCACAGACAACGCTGAATACTGTCACGTCAGTGGGAAGTCGTCTGTTAAGTGGAGCACTGGGACTGGTTGGTGGGGTGCCGGGGCTTGTCATGCTGGGGGCCGCGGCCTGGTACACGATGTATCAGAATCAGGAGCAGGCCAGAGAATCTGCACGCCAGTATGCCGCAAAAATCGACGAAATTCGCCAGAAAACGTCGGCAATGTCGCTTCCTGAAGCGTCAGATAATGAGGAAAAGACGCGGCAGGCACTTGATGAGCAAAACAGGTTAATTGACGAGCAGAAAAGTAAGATTAAATCCTTACAGGAAAAAATTGCTGGCTATCAGTATGTGCTGGCAAACCCGGGCTGGACAACCGATAACGGTTTTATGATTAACCACATGACGTCGGTAAAAACAGTCACAGAAGGGCTTGCAGAAGCAACAAATCAACTGGCAGTTGAACAGTCCCGTCTCACACAAATGCAGGGCAAAGCGCAATCCATTCAGGATGTGCTTGCCGGGCTGGAGGAGCGGCGGGTTGCGTTGATCCGTCAACAGGCGGCGGAACAAAACAAAGCGTATCAGTCCCTGTTGATCATGAATGGGCAGCATACCGAGTTTAATCGCCTTCTTGGGCTTGGTAATGAATTACTTCAGCAGCGACAGGGGCTGGTGAATGTACCGTTACGGCTACCACAGGCAACCCTGGATGATAAACAGCAGACCGCACTGAATAACAGCAAGCGCGAACTGGCTCTGTCCCGCCTTAAGGGGGAAGCGCGTGAGCGTGCCCGACTGGGCTATGCTGCGGATGATCTCGGCTTTGTGGGAGAGGCGTATCAGACAGCCAGACAGAATTATATCAATAACTCACTGGATGCCTGGCGAAATAACCAGGCAAATAAACCCAAAGCGCATAAAAAGACCGAAGCGGAAAAAACAGAAGATATTTATAAACGGCTGATTAAACAGCAAAAAGAACAGATAGCACTGGCAGGGCAGAATACTGAACTGGCTAAGATGAAATATCAGGTCAGTCAGGGCGAATTATCAACCCTGTCAGAAGCGCAGAAAAAAACGCTTTTGCAGAATGCAGCACTCATCGACCAGAAAAAGATTCGTGAGCAGCTTGCTGCGTATGAAAGCAGCCTGGCGGACAGTAATGCCAGTACCCGGGCGTCTAACGACGCGCAGTTACTGGGATATGGTGAAGGCTCACGGATGCGTGAACGACTCCAGGAAATGTGGAGTATCCGGCATGAGTTTGAGCAGAAAAATAACGAGCTGCTGAGACAGTATCAGGCCGGAGAAATTGAAGAAGCCCTGTGGAAACAGGAGAAAGAACTGAATAAAAAATATCTGGAAGAGCGTCTCAGCGATCAGCAGGATTATTATGCAAAGGCCGATGCTTTACGTAATAACTGGAATGCAGGACTCCAGGAGGGGCTGACCAACTGGGCAGACAGTGCCACCGATTATGCTTCGCAGGCGGCAGATGCTGTCGTTTCCACTATGGACGGGCTGGTATCAAATATTTCCGATGCGCTGGCCGGAAATGTTGTGGACTGGAGAAACTGGGGGAGTTCAATTCTCCAGGAAGTTTCAAAAATTCTGATGAATGCGGCCATTGTTAACGGACTGAAGTCACTCTCCGGTGCCGGAGGGTGGCTTGGTACGGTCGGCGGATGGATTTCGGGGGCGGTGGCAAACGCAAAAGGTGGTGTTTACACATCGGCAAATCTGAGTGCTTACAGTAACACTATTGTGGATACACCGACGTATTTTGCTTTTGCGAAAGGTGCCGGGCTGATGGGCGAGGCCGGGCCTGAAGCTATCATGCCACTGACACGGGCAGCGGACGGCTCTCTTGGGGTCAGAGCCATTGGCAATGTGAATAGTGGCGGGGGGGTTGTTTATTCTCCCGTGTATCACATCAGCATTCAGAATCAAGGGAGCAATGGCGAGATAGATGCGCGCTCAGCCAGGGGACTGGTGGATCTGATCGACAGCAGGGTTGTGTCAATTATGCAGTCATCGCGTCGGGATGGAGGATTGTACAGTGCCTGAGCCTGAAGTTTTTAACTGGATCCCCCGTGAGGGGATGGAGACGACACGAAAGCCATCAGTTATTACGGTAAAGTTTGGTGACGGATATGAACAGAGACGGGCTGGTGGTCTGAATGCGGATCTGAAAACGTTTAAACCGGTATTTCGTGTCACAGATGAATATTCCCGTGCCGCGCTGGACAGTTTTTTATCCCGTCATGCCGGGATTCGTGCTTTTTTGTGGCGTCCGCCAAAACACAACAGGACTGTCCGGGTTGTCTGCAGGGAGTGGAGCATTTCGGATAATGCCATGTATACCGATTTTAACTGTACCTTTGAAGAGGTCACTCACTGATGCAGGATATACAGCAGGAAACACTCAATGAGTGCACTAAAACGGAGCAATCCGCGCTGATCGTGCTCTGGGAAATTGATCTGACAGAGGTCGGCGGAGATCGTTATTTCTTCTGTAATGAGCAGAACGAAAAAGGTGAACCGGTCACCTGGCAGGGGCGGCAGTATCAGGCATACCCCATTCAGGGGACGGGATTTGAACTGAACGGTAAGGGCAGTGCTGCCCGTCCGACACTGACGGTCTCTAACCTGCACGGCATGGTCACCGGGATGGCGGAAGACCTGCAGAGTCTGGTCGGCGGAACGGTGGTCAGGCGTAAGGTTTACGCCCGTTTTCTGGATGCGGTGAACTTCGTCAACGGAAACAGTGACGCCGACCCGGAGCAGGAGGTGATCAGCCGCTGGCGCATCGAGCAGTGCAGCGAACTGAGTGCGGTCAGTGCTTCTTTTGTACTGTCCACGCCGACGGAAACGGATGGTGCGGTTTTTCCGGGGCGCATCATGCTGGCCAACACCTGTACCTGGACCTATCGCGGTGATGAGTGCGGTTATAGCGGTCCGGCTGTCGCGGATGAATATGACCAGCCGACGTCCGATATCACGAAAGATAAATGCAGCAAATGCCTGAGTGGCTGTAAGTTTCGCAATAACGTCGGCAACTTTGGCGGCTACCTTTCCATCAACAAACTTTCGCAGTAAATCCCATGACAGAGACAGAATCAGCGATTCTGGCGCACGCCCGGCGATGTGCGCCAGCGGAGTCGTGCGGCTTCGTGGTGAGAACGCCGGAGGGGGAAAGATATTTCCCCTGCGTGAATATCTCCGGTGAGCCGGAAGATTATTTCCGGATGTCGCCGGAGGACTGGCTGCAGGCCAAAATGCAGGGTGAGATTGTGGCGCTGGTCCACAGTCACCCCGGTGGTCTGCCCTGGCTGAGTGAGGCTGACAGGCGGCTGCAGGTGCAGAGTGATTTGCCGTGGTGGCTGGTCTGCCGGGGGGCGATTCATAAGTTCCGCTGTGTGCCGCATCTTACCGGGCGGCGCTTTGAGCACGGGGTGACGGACTGTTACACGCTGTTCCGGGATGCTTATCATCTGGCGGGGATTGAGATGCCGGATTTTCATCGTGAGGATGACTGGTGGCGTCACGGTCAGAATCTCTATCTGGATAATCTGGAGGCCACAGGGCTGTATCAGGTGCCGTTGTCATCAGCACAACCGGGCGATGTGCTGCTGTGCTGCTTTGGTTCATCGGTGCCGAATCATGCCGCCATTTACTGCGGCGACGGCGAGCTGCTGCACCATATTCCTGAACAACTGAGCAAACGAGAGAGGTATACCGACAAATGGCAGCGACGCACACACTCCCTCTGGCGTCACCGGGCATGGCACGCATCTGCCTTTACGGGGATTTGCAACGATTTGGCCACCGCATCGACCTTCGTGTGAAAACGGGAGCCGAAGCTATCCGGGCGCTGGCCACGCAGCTCCCGGCGTTTCGTCAGAAACTGAATGAGGGCTGGTATCAGGTGCGCATTGCCGGGCGTGATGCAGGCGAAAACGAATTATCTGCCCGTCTTAATGAGCCGCTGGCAAATGGTGCCGTGATCCACATCGTGCCGCGTCTGGCGGGAGCTAAAAGTGGCGGTGTGTTTCAGGTGGTGCTGGGGGCGGCGCTGATTGCGGTGGCATGGTGGAACCCTGTGGGCTGGCTGGGTGCCGCGGCTGTATCGGGCATGTATGCGGCAGGGGCCAGTATGATCCTGGGTGGTGTGGCCCAGATGCTGGCACCGAAAGCCCGGACGCCCACAGCGACCAGCACGGATAACGGTAAGCAGAACACCTATTTCTCATCACTGGATAACATGGTTGCCCAGGGCAATGTTCTGCCTGTTCTGTACGGTGAAATGCGCGTGGGGTCTCGTGTGGTTTCTCAGGAGATCAGCACGGCAGATGAAGGGGACGGTGGTCAGGTTGTGGTGATTGGCCGCTGATGCAAAATATTTCATGTGAAACCGCCTCCGGGCGGTTTTGTCGTTTATGGAGCATGACGAATGGGCAAAGGAAGCAGTAAGGGGCATACCCCGCGCGAAGCGAAGGACAACCTGAAATCCACGCAATTACTGAGTGTGATCGATGCCATCAGCGAAGGGCCGATTGAAGGTCCGGTGGATGGATTAAAAAGCGTGCTGCTGAACAGTACACCGGTGCTGGACAGTGAGGGGAATACCAACATCTCCGGTGTTACGGTGGTGTTCCGGGCAGGTGAGCAGGAGCAGACACCGCCGGAGGGATTTGAATCCTCCGGTTCCGAGACGGTGCTGGGTACGGAAGTGAAATACGACACGCCGATCACCCGCACCATCACGTCGGCAAACATCGACCGTCTGCGCTTTACCTTCGGTGTGCAGGCACTGGTGGAAACCACCTCAAAGGGGGACAGGAATCCATCGGAAGTCCGCCTGCTGGTTCAGATACAACGTAACGGTGGCTGGGTGACGGAAAAAGACATCACCATTAAGGGTAAAACCACCTCACAGTATCTGGCCTCAGTGGTGGTGGATAACCTGCCGCCGCGCCCGTTTAATATCCGGATGCGCAGGATGACGCCGGACAGCACCACAGACCAGCTGCAGAACAAAACGCTCTGGTCGTCATACACCGAAATCATCGATGTGAAACAGTGCTACCCGAACACGGCACTGGTCGGCGTACAGGTGGACTCGGAGCAGTTCGGCAGCCAGCAGGTGAGTCGTAATTATCATCTTCGCGGGCGCATTCTGCAGGTGCCGTCGAACTATAACCCGCAGACGCGGCAATACAGCGGTATCTGGGACGGAACGTTTAAGCCGGCATACAGCAACAACATGGCCTGGTGTCTGTGGGATATGCTGACCCATCCGCGCTACGGCATGGGAAAACGTCTTGGTGCGGCAGATGTGGATAAATGGGCGCTGTATGTCATCGGCCAGTACTGCGACCAGTCGGTGCCGGACGGCTTTGGCGGCACGGAGCCGCGCATCACCTGTAATGCGTACCTGACCACACAGCGTAAGGCGTGGGATGTGCTCAGTGATTTCTGCTCGGCGATGCGCTGTATGCCGGTATGGAACGGGCAGACGCTGACGTTCGTGCAGGACCGGCCGTCGGATAATGTGTGGACCTATAACCGCAGTAATGTGGTGATGCCGGATGATGGCGCGCCGTTCCGCTACAGTTTCAGCGCCCTGAAGGACCGCCATAATGCCGTTGAGGTGAACTGGACTGACCCGGATAACGGCTGGGAAACGGCAACAGAGCTTGTGGAGGACACGCAGGCCATTGCCCGTTATGGTCGTAATGTCACGAAGATGGATGCCTTTGGCTGTACCAGCCGGGGGCAGGCACACCGCGCCGGGCTGTGGCTGATTAAAACGGAGCTGCTGGAAACGCAGACCGTGGACTTCAGCGTGGGCGCAGAAGGGCTTCGCCATGTACCGGGCGATGTTATTGAAATCTGCGATGATGACTATGCCGGTATCAGCACCGGTGGTCGTGTGCTGGCGGTGAGCAGCCAGACCCGGACGCTGACGCTCGACCGTGAAATCACGCTGCCATCCTCCGGCACCACGCTGATAAGCCTGGTTGACGGAAGTGGCAATCCGGTCAGCGTGCAGGTCCAGTCCGTCACCGACGGCGTGAAGGTGAAAGTGAGCCGGGTTCCTGACGGCGTTGCAGAATACAGCGTGTGGGGGCTGAAGTTGCCGACGTTGCGCCAGCGCCTGTTCCGCTGTGTGAGTATCCGTGAGAACGACGACGGCACGTATGCCATCACCGCCGTGCAGCATGTACCGGAAAAAGAAGCCATCGTGGATAACGGGGCGCACTTTGACGGCGACCAGAGCGGCACGGTGAATGGTGTCACGCCGCCAGCGGTGCAGCACCTGGCCGCAGAAGTCACTGCAGACAGCGGGGAATATCAGGTGCTGGCGCGATGGGACACACCGAAGGTGGTGAAGGGCGTGAGCTTCCTGCTCCGTCTGACCGTAACAGCGGACGACGGCAGTGAGCGGCTGGTCAGCACGGCCCGGACGACGGAAACCACATACCGCTTCAGGCAACTGGCGCTGGGGCGTTACACGCTGACGGTCCGGGCGGTAAATGCGTGGGGGCAGCAGGGCGATCCGGCATCGGTATCGTTCCGGATTGCGGCACCGGCAGCGCCTGTCACTATTGAACTGATACCAGGGTATTTTCAGATAACAGCGGTCCCGAAACTGGCTGTATATGACCCGACGGTGCAGTTTGAGTTCTGGTTCTCGGAAAAGCGGATTATCGATATCAGGCAGGTTGAAACCAGCGCGCGTTATCTTGGTACGGCGCTGTACTGGATAGCCGCCAGTAGCAATATTAAGCCGGGTTATGATTATTACTTTTATATCCGCAGCGTGAACACCGTTGGTAAATCGGCATTTGTGGAGGCCGTTGGTCGGGCGAGCGATGATGCGGAAGGTTATCTGAATTTTTATAAAGGGTTGATCAATAAAACGCATCTCGGCAAGGAACTGCTGGAAAACTTTGAGCTGACGGAAGATAACGCCAGCAAACTGGAGGAGTTTTCGAAAGAGTGGAAGGACGCCAACGATAAATGGAATGCCATGTGGGGCGTCAAAATTGAGCAGACCAAAGACGGCAAACATTATGTCGCGGGGCTTGGCCTCAGCATGGAGGATACGGAGGAAGGCAAACTGAGCCAGTTCCTGGTTGCCGCTAACCGTATCGCGTTTATTGACCCGGCAAACGGGAATGAAACGCCGATGTTTGTGGCGCAGGGCAACCAGATATTCATGAACGACGTGTTCCTGAAGCGCCTGACGGCCCCCACCATTACCAGCGGCGGTAATCCTCCGGCATTTTCCCTGACACCGGACGGGCGGCTGACGGCGAAAAATGCCGATATCAGCGGTAACGTGAATGCGAACTCCGGGACGCTCAACAACGTCACGATTAACGAGAACTGCCGGGTTCTGGGAAAACTGTCCGCGAACCAGATTGAAGGCGATCTCGTTAAAACAGTGGGCAAAGCTTTCCCCCGTGACTCCCGGGCACCGGAGCGGTGGCCATCAGGGACCATTACCGTCAGGGTTTATGACGATCAGCCGTTTGACCGGCAAATTGTTATTCCGGCTGTGGCATTCAGTGGCGCTAAGCATGAGAGAGAGCATACTGATATTTACTCCTCATGCCGTCTGATAGTGCGGAAAAACGGTGCTGAAATTTATAACCGTACCGCGCTGGATAATACGCTGATTTACAGTGGCGTTATTGATATGCCTGCCGGTCACGGTCACATGACGCTGGAGTTTTCGGTGTCAGCATGGCTGGTAAATGGCTGGTATCCCACAGCAAGTATCAGCGATTTGCTGGTTGTTGTGATGAAGAAAGCCACTGCAGGCATCACGATTAGCTGAATTTTATAACCCAGATACGGGCACCAGAAATGGTGCCTTTTTTATTGCAGAAAAGCGAGAGGTAATTATGCGTAAATTATGTGCTGTTATTCTATCCGCAGTAGTCTGGCTGGTTGCCGCTGGTACGCCAGCGAGCGCAGCAGAGCATCAGTCCACACTAAGCGCCGGGTATCTTCAGACCCATACTGATATGCCAGGCAGTGATGACCTGAAGGGCATTAACGTGAAATACCGTTATGAATTTACGGACACGCTGGGGCTGGTGACGTCATTCAGTTATGCCAATGCCAAAGATGAGCAAAAAACGCATTACAGCGATACCCGCTGGCATGAAGATTCAGTGCGTAACCGCTGGTTCAGCATGATGGCGGGGCCATCTGTACGCGTGAATGAATGGTTCAGTGCTTATGCGATGGCAGGTGTGGCTTACAGCCGTGTTTCGACGTTCTCCGGGGATTATCTCCGCGTAACTGACAACAAGGGGAAAACGCACGATGTGCTGACCGGAAGTGATGACGATCGCCACAGCAACACGTCTCTGGCGTGGGGAGCTGGCGTGCAGTTTAACCCGACCGAATCCGTGGCCATTGATATTGCTTATGAAGGCTCCGGCAGTGGCGACTGGCGCACTGACGGTTTCATCGTGGGTGTCGGTTATAAGTTCTGATTAGCCAGGTAACACAGTGTTATGACAGCCCGCCGGTTCAGGCGGGCTTTTTTGTGCACAGAAAACCCCCAGCTAGGCTGGGGGTTCCGGAAAGCTTTCAGCTTTAAGCCAGTTATTAAAACCCCTTTTGATTTGTTAAAACACCTTGCGGTCTGGCAACTGCAAGTGTCAAACAAGAAATCAAAAGGGGGTCCCAATGGGGAACGAAAAGAGCTTAGCGCACACCCGATGGAACTGTAAATATCACATAGTTTTTGCGCCAAAATACCGAAGACAGGTGTTCTACAGAGAGAAGCGTAGAGCAATAGGCAGTATTTTGAGAAAGCTGTGTGAGTGGAAAAGTGTACGGATTCTGGAAGCTGAATGCTGTGCAGATCATATCCATATGCTTGTGGAGATCCCGCCCAAAATGAGCGTATCCGGCTTTATGGGATATCTGAAAGGGAAAAGCAGTCTGATGCTTTACGAGCAGTTTGGTGATTTGAAATTCAAATACAGGAACAGGGAGTTCTGGTGCAGAGGGTACTACGTCGATACGGTGGGTAAGAACACGGCGAAGATACAGGATTACATAAAGCACCAGCTTGAAGAGGATAAAATGGGAGAGCAGTTATCGATTCCCTATCCGGGCAGCCCGTTTACGGGCCGTAAGTAACGAAGTTGGATGCAAATGTCAGATCGTGTGCGCCTGTTAGGGCGCGGCTGGTAAGAGAGCCTTATAGGCGCATTTGAAAAACCTCCGGCTATGCCGGAGGATATTTATTGTGGAGTGGATATGGCAGCAGTAAAAATCTCAGGTGTGCTGAAAGATGGTGCGGGAAAACCAATACAGAACTGCACTATTCAACTGAAGGCAAAGCGTAACAGCACCACGGTACTGGTGAACACGGTGGCTTCTGAAAATCCGGATGAAGCCGGACGTTACAGCATGGATGTTGAGCATGGTCAGTACAGCGTCACCCTGCTGGTTGAAGGTTTTCCGCCTTCACATGCCGGGACCATTACCGTCTATGAAGGTTCCAGACCAGGTACGCTGAATGATTTTCTCGGTGCCATGACGGAGGATGATGTCCGACCGGAGGCACTGCGCCGCTTTGAGCAGATGGTGGAAGAAGCGGCACGCAACGCTGAAGCCGCCTCTCAGAGCGCAGCGGCGGCAAAGAAATCCGAAACTGCAGCGGCATCATCGAAGAACGCGGCGAAAACCTCAGAAACGAATGCAGCTAACAGCGCACAGGCGGCAGCGACCTCAAAGACTGCATCGGCAAACTCCGCGACAGCAGCCAAAAAATCAGAAACCAACGCGAAAAATAGCGAGACAGCCGCAAAGACGAGCGAAACCAACGCAAAGTCCAGCCAGACGGCAGCGAAAACCAGCGAAACGAATGCCAAAGCCAGTGAAACTGCGGCAAAAAACAGCCAGGTTGCAGCAGCCCAAAGCGAGAGCGCGGCAGCCGGTTCTGCGACTTCAGCAGCTGGATCAGCAACTGCTGCGGCTAACAGCCGGAAAGCTGCGAAGACGAGTGAAACTAACGCAAAGTCCAGCCAGACGGCAGCGAAGACCAGCGAAACGAATGCCAAAGCCAGCGAAACTGCGGCGAAAAACAGTCAGGATGCAGCAGCCCAAAGCGAGAGTGCTGCAGCTGGTTCTGCAAGCGCGGCGGCTGCTTCTGCCACTGCATCAGCCAACAGTCAAAAAGCAGCAAAAACCAGTGAAACCAATGCAAAGACAAGCGAGACTGCAGCGGCGAACTCGGCGAAAGCATCCGCTGCAAGCCAGACCGCTGCAAAAGCAAGTGAAGACGCAGCCAGAGAGTATGCAAGCCAGGCAGCAGATCCGTATAAATATGTCTTACAGCCGCTGCCTGATGTGTGGATACCGTTTAACGATTCACTGGATATGATTACGGGCTTTTCGCCATCATATAAAAAGATTGTTATTGGTGACGACGAAATAACGATGCCTGGCGACAAGATTGTTAAGTTTAAACGTGCATCGAAAGCAACCTATATTAACAAATCTGGTGTGCTGACAGAGGCTGCCATTGATGAGCCACGATTTGAACGTGATGGCCTGCTTATTGAGGGGCAAAGAACTAATCTTCTGCTTAATTCAACAAATCCATCTAAATGGAATAAGTCAGGCAATCTGGAACTCACAGAAATATCCACGGATTCTTTTAATTTTACTTATGGGAGATTTACTGTAAAAGATACTCTTATTGGTCAGACAAGTGCTATTAATATCGTAACGATTTCTGGCAGTAAAGGGTTTGATGTCACAGGTGATGAAAAATATGTGACCATTTCATGCCGTGTAAGAAGTGATGTTGAAAATATAAGGTGTCGTTTAAGATTTGAACACCATGATGGTTATACTTACACTTTTTTGGGAGATGCTTACCTCAATTTATCAACACTTGTAATTGATAAAACTGGTACTGCTGCAGACCGTATTATTGCAAAGGCTGTAAAAGATGAGGTTACTGGTTGGATTTTCTATCAGGCTACAATTAATGCACTAGATACAGAGAGCATGATTGGTGCGATGGTTCAATACGCTCCTGTAAAAGGTTCAGGTACAGCATCTGGAGACTATCTGGATATCGCAACTCCACAAGTGGAAGGTGGATCAAGTGCTTCGTCATTTATTGTAACTGATATAACTGCAAGCACTCGCGCAAGCGATATGGTGACAGTCCCAATCAAGAATAACCTTTATAATCTTCCTTTTACGGTTCTTTGTGAGGTACATAAGAACTGGTATAAAACGCCAAATGCAGCACCGCGTGTTTTTGATACCGGCGGTCATCAAACCGGAGCGGCTATTATTCTTGGCTTCGGTCGTTCAACAGATTACGACGGATTTCCTTATTGTGATATAGGTTTGGCTAACAGACGGGTAAACGAAAACGCATCGCTTGAAAAAATGGTTATGGGGATGCGTGTAAAGTCAGATCAGTCTACGTGCTCAGTAAGTAACGGGCGTATATCCAGCGAAAAGAAAGCCACATGGTCCTATATTCAGAACTCCGCAATTATCCGTATTGGAGGCCAGACTACAGCCGGGTTGCGTCATTTATTTGGTCATGTCAGGAATTTCAGAATATGGCACAAGGCATTGACTGATGCTCAGATGGGGGAGTCAATCTAATGAAAGATTTAACACTCAAATTTGCAGACAGGGCCGACTTTTCGGCCTTTATGGATAGCATTGGCTATTATGATGACGAGTCGATGCAGGATGATATTCTTATTGACGTGATAGGTAACGTGTACAAAGAAACCGGAGAACTGACTGAAGATGGCGAACCGGTATGTGTTAAGGAAGATGGATATTATGTAAACGTGCGCATCATTAATGATGCAAAAAAATCGTCAATATTCGATGAATACGCGGTTGTAGTTGAACATCAACTTCGTGGCTGGATGTGAGGGAGACAAATGGCTACATCGACAGTAATTCCAGGAGACATCACCACGTTAAAGGGAGATGTCAGTAAAGCCAAGGAAGATATTTCCTCAATTAACGGAAAAGTATCAACGCTTCAGGCTGATATGACCAGTGCAAAGCAGGATATCAGCACCAGATACACAAAAACTGAAGTTGATAATAAGCTGAAAAACAAACTGGAAGTGAACGCTCTGGAAAGCGGTCGTTATGGTGGAGATTTTTACCCGTTGACTGGCCGTGAAGCGTTTTATTTGTGGGGATTGGGCACGACTACAGCGGCGGCAAACCTTTATCTTAATCCTGACCCCGCAATTTCGTCTGTGCTGCGGTCAACATCGTCTATCCGCTATAAACATTCAGTAGAGACAATAGATTCAGAGCACGCCGATCTCATTTTCAGGATGCGCCCTGTGTGGTACAGGTCACAATGCGAAAATGACAGGCGTGACTGGGGATTCTACGGATTGATTGCCGAGGAAGTAGGAGAAATTGCCCCTCAGTTTGTACACTGGCGACCAGCTAACGAAGATGATGCACCGGAAGCTATTTCCAGCAATGGCCTTGTTGCCGAAGGTGTAATGTACGAACGTCTGGTTGTTCCACTGATTCACCATATCCAGAAGCTGACTGAAAGAGTTGATGAACTTGAGTCAGAATTAAAGTTGTTATCCGTTTCCCGAAGCGATATCGGATAAAGGAGGAGTAATGGATATAAGCCCCTTACTTCATGCACTTTGTGCTGTGGCTGCGCAAACACTGGTTGGTCTTTTTACCGGAAACTGGGCTTACGGAGCGATAGCCGGTTGTACGTTCTTCATTGCGCGTGAACACACCCAGGCAGAATATCGCTGGATCGAAATGTTCGGGCATGGCAAGCGAATGAATATGCCGTGGTGGGGCGGTTTTGATCCGCGCGCGTGGGATGTGACAAGCCTGATGGATTTTGCTGTGCCGGTGGTGGCGTGTCTGCTGATCTGGATGTTGATCCGTTAAATATAAAAGCCGCAGTAACTTGCCATGATAGGATACTGCGGCTGGCTGGTTAACTTTCGATAGTGCGAGTATTGAATGATTTCCAGCCGTTACTGATTTTATATAACGGCAGTGGAATTATTCAACACACAGGCAAAACACAGGCAAAACGGAATAAGCTGAGAAAAAAAGCGTGCTTTCCCAATCTGGGGCAAATCACGTCTGAATGACACCTGAAAACAGGTGGTGGACTCAAGAAGGCTTGGAATATTCTTCTTTAATGTTATGTAATTCATTGATTTTTCGTGTACGATTTTAAGACATTTATTCCAAGAAGAATTTTTAACTCTTTGATTTTTCTACTCTGTATCATCGGTCTCGAAAACCGGAGTAGGGGCAACTCTACCGGGGGTTCAAATCCCCCTCTCTCCGCCACTTTATCAATGACTTATCTCCCGACTTCCCGCCTTGCTTTTCCTAAACAGAACAATCGTAGGATATTCTTGAAGGGTTAGATCGTCACTGTTTTCTGTTCGATACTGTGACATTCAGCACTTGATTCGCTATGGGTCTGACAGGAAGGTTTCGAGCGAAAATCTACAGTTATTCAGTCGTTTTCTTATCGGTCACCATTATTCTTTTAGACATTGATCCTATGAAACTGCCGCAAAGTTGCTGGCGGGAACTGAAGTTGCGTAGAGAAGGGGTCAATAATTGAGCCAAAAAAGGAACGCGGCCGTCAGATTAAAGCCGCGGGACAAAGTCCATAATTTCCAAGAGTTGTTGAATTTCCCAGCTTTTTTGAAAGCCTTTGTATCATACTAACAAGTAAAAAAGGTTTAAACACCAAAATTAACCTATATTTCTGGTTAGCTTTACCATGACAGATGACTTGCTCCTGGAGACATTTGCGCTGCCAGTCTGTATGGCTGAGTTGTGTATTTATTGTTCGCCTTTTTCTCAGTTTTTTTCTACAGACATAATAAAAAAGACACGACTCAAGTATGAGCGTGTCTGAGTTTGTCTTACTTATTTGTCTTGGTAAATTATTGTTGTTACTACCAGGCACTGTTCTGTTAAATAACTGAAGTCAGCGCAAAAAAATCAATGAGACATCATCTCCTCGACCACTTCTTCGCTACTCAACTGATAGGGATAATACGTTGGCCAGTTTTCCATTTCATTCAATAAAGATTGCTGGGAATCATTACCCATAAAAATGTGAAAATGAGATGATTTTCGTGGTGCAATTATATGATCGCTAAATTGTATATATTTAGGGGCTTTGCTTTCAGGATCTTTACATTCGAATAAGTAACGAACGCCTTTCTTGCCTGATTTATAGGTGAGTATTTTGTATCCATCGTAATCATATTTACAGGATGTTGTTTCATTATTTCTATGGAATTCGACAATGCCGTCCTCAATGCCAATCATTTCGATATCTGTCGCATAACCTTTGCGATAATAATCTTTAATTTCAGCAAATGTTTTGGTTTTATCTGCATCCGCTTTCTTCTGAAAGACGGGGTCAAGTTTGCCACTTTGCAGTAAAGGGTAAACGGATTGCCAGACTCCATCCCAGTCACTGAGCGTTCGGTTTTGTACATTGGTATCATCAAAAACACCATTAGCAGCTTTTTGTTCGACCTCTGTTAAGGGTTTGCCGTGTGAGTGATGACCATGCGAAAAGGCAGGAGCGCTAACAATAAAGACACCTAAAGCAACAGCCAGTTTATGAAGACGAATCGCCAA